TTGGAAGAACAGCTCTTCCATCATCTCTCCCACCCGCGATCAGCTGAAAGCCGGCGCCAACTGGGCAATTGCTGCCTGTGAAAAGACAGGAGCTGAGAAGTACTTCCCCCTGAAGGCTATTCCCATCGGCCGCGTTCTGAGCCTGGGTTAATCTCGTAAAGGCGGTGTAATCCATGTACATTACATTTCCTGAATACACCGCCCTCTATGACCCCATAGAGGAAAAGGTCTTTAACCGCATTGCATTTGATGCCTGCCGTTACCTTGACAGGGCGACGGCAGGCGCTGATGGCGTAAAAAAGCTGAAAGTGGCATTTCCTACGGATGAAGATTCTGTGGCGGCTGTAAAGCGCTGCGCGGCAAAGGTGGTAAATATACTGCATCAGATCCAGGAAGCAGAAAGTGCCGCTGCTATGGGGCGTGGATATACGCAGACAGCCAATGGACTGCAGGGAAAAGTGATATCCTCTGTGTCAGCAGGCAATGAATCTGTTTCGTATTCCACAGCTGCGGCAAAGACCGCCATCGATTCCGCTGTTGCAGATGCGACGGTGCGGGGTAAGCTGATCTTCGATACCATTCAGGGATACCTGTCCGGTGTGGCAGATGCAAACGGTGTAAATCTGCTATACATGGGTCGCTATCCGCTTTAAAAGGAGGGATACCTTGTACACTGACACCATAACGCTTTTCAATCGAAAAGAGGGAGATGGAGGGGATACCTGGTATCCCTCTGTTCTTCGCAATGTTCAGGTGAATATCGACAGGGCCAGTATTATGGCTAAGTATGGGGCGCAATCGCAGGATAATGCTGTACTGAATGTTCGATATGTACCGGATGGCGGAATGAAAAAGGTCGGCGAGAAGCAATGGCTACCTCCAAAAGATTGGCGTGCACTCGATGATCCAACGCAGGCACTTACATTTGCCACAGGAAACAAGTTCGATTTTTTCTGGATTGGTGACTGGGCAAGTGAAGATCCTGTGTACGATGCCGACTATGTTGCAGATCCCGATTTTTACACATACATGAACCGCAAGTACGATTATGTATTTGCGGTTTCCTCCGTAGGCGGCCCATACAGTGTGATACCGCATTTCGAGATCATGGGCAAGTAATATGAGCAATATCAAAAAACTCAAATACAAGTACCGGTACAAGGATGGAACCATAGAGGGTGTAATGGAAATCGACCTCGGTCGCTTCCAAGGCCAGTATTCCAAAGCGCAATATGAACTTGATAGCATGGTTATGACCTCTATGGTGCCGCATATGCCTATGCAAACGGGAACATTTATCAATGTGACCCGTGGAATGTCGGCGGCAATTGCCGGATCTGGCAAGGTTGTGGCGGCTGCACCGCCTATGGGACGGTTTTTGTACGAAGGGAAAGTGATGGTCGGTGAGAGAACGCGGTCAGCATTTGCAGATAAGGGAGAAAAAAAGGTTGTTACCGACAAACCTTTGCAGTACTCCCAGCATGCGAATCCCGGGGCAACTGATCACTGGTTTGACACCGCAAAAGAATCGGATGAAGATGTATGGATCGCAAAAGTAAAAAAGCTGGCAGGAGGTGGTTAAATGGCAGAAGAAGTGAAACCGATAGGTACCGATGCAACAGGATATGAGTTGCTTACGAAAGCAATAAAAACATTGCTCAACCAGTTTCCGGGCCTTGACAGTCAAAAGATCTATTTTGAAGAACTTGAGGAGGAATCCGGTATTGCATTTTCTGCAGATGCCGGAGCGCTTGTTATGTCAGAACGGAGGTCTATCACCGACCATGTTACCCAGATCTGCCAGTACCCCTTTTTTGTAGTCTATCGCACGACGGCAACGAGAGAATTTCAAAAGCTGAATGTTGCGGCATTCTTAGACACAATCGGGAAATGGATATGCAAAGAGCCTGTTGATTTAAACGGAATTGAATACCGTCTTACATCGTACCCGGAGCTTTCAGAAGGGCGAAAGATCACGCGGATTACAAGAAACAACCCTTACGGGAATGTTCCAAATGAGAACAGATCCCAAGACTGGGTGCTTCCGGTAAGCGTCCAGTATACCTACGAATTCGATATGTAAAGGAGTAAATAATGAAAGCTGAAAGAAAATATCTGGCCCACTATCTTGATGCTGCCTTTGACACAACCTATGCCGCCCCGTCCTATACCTTGATCGGTAAGGACTTGGAGGATTTCAGCGTTGAACTTAACCCCGATGTAGAGACAAGCAAAAACATCCTGGGCGAAAATTCTGTGAAGCACAGCGGCTACGAGGCTTCCAGCAGCGCAGATCCCGTCTACTATGAGTACAGCGATGCGCTGACCGAAAAGATCATGGAGATCGCAATGCTGAGAAAGACTGGCGATGCCTGCAAGACCACCTATGTGGAAGTGCTTCTCAAACCCGGCGAGGGAGACGCAGAGCCTACCGTTATTCGTGCGGTGCGTGAAGATGTATATGTGATCCCCACCAGCTACGGCGGCGATACTTCCGGTGTGCAGGTTCCCTTTGAGATCCACTACGCAGGAAACCGCGTAGAAGGTACTTTCGATATTGCTACAAAGAAGTTCACCGCTTCTGGTGCGAATTAATCTTAATACAGGCGCGCTTCGGTGCGCCTGTACTTCCAATAAAAGGAGATATTTATGGAACAGCTTATTTTCGACAGTGGCATTAAAGAATACCAGATCAATGGTAAAGGCGTCCTGAGGTTTAACCCCAGTGATCCCAATGTCTATGGCCGGTTTGTAGAAGCTATGGACAAAATCAAAGCAGTAGAAAAAAAGATGGTCGCTAAAGCGAAGACCATTGAAAATAAAGAAAGCCAAGAATCCGGGGAATCTGTAATCCGCATTATGTGCGAGACAGACCGGCAGATGAAAGCCATTTTGAATGAGATTTTCGGCCACAAAAACGACTTCGACAAGCTTTTGGAATGTGTTAATCTCATGGCCGTTGCGAGCAACGGAAAGCGTGTGATTACAAACCTTATCGAAGCACTGCAGCCGATCATGGAGCAGGGTGCAAAGGCCTGCGCCGAAGGTGAAGTGGAGACCGCGAAGCTTAATAGAGAGCAGCGCCGGGCGATGCAGTAATGAACGCATGGTCACTACCTGTATCTGCCAGATTTGGCAGTGAAAAATATAAAATCAATGCGGATTATCGTGACATTTTGGAAATCGTTCATTATTTGACGGACTCTAGCCGGCCGGAGTTTATTCGCTGGCAAATTGCACTGGGCCTATTCTATGAAAGGGAGATTCCGGAAGAGCATCAAACTGCCGCCATGGAGTACCTATCCAAGTTTATCAGCTATGGATCGGAGGATGATAAACCGGGTCCGAAACTCTTGGATTGGGATAAGGATGCCCAGATGATCGTCAGTGATATAAACAAGGTCGCAGGTCATGAGATCCGCGCAACATCTTTCCTACATTGGTGGACATTTCTGTCCTACTTCTATGGAATCGGAGAAGGTCAGCTTTCAACTGTTATTTCCATAAGAAGCAAAAAAGGAAAGGGCAAAAAGCTTGAAAAGTGGGAGCAGGAATATTACAGGGCGAATAAGCAGCTGATCGATATAAAACCTGCGGAAACGGAAGAAAGCCGTGTAGAGAAAGACAATATCCTTAAATTCTTGAGAGGTGATTAAATGCAGGCTGATGGTTCTATCATTATCGACACAAAGATACTTGATGGTGGAATGGAAAAGGGTTTTGAAGCCATCAAGGATGAAATGCAATCAGTTGGCATAACCGCCGAAAAGGTAGGCAATCAGATATCTCTTTCCTTTTCCAAGATGGATGTATCAAAGCCAATTGCAAATGCAAAAGCCAAAATTGAGGGTCTGGAACAAAGGCTGTCTGCTGTTACCACACAGCTAAAAGAAGCACAATATGCGGATGACGACCGTGCTGCGCAAAGCCTGGATATGCAAAGGCTTAGGCTATATGATCAGTTGGAAGCTGCCAGAAAAAAGCTTGTCATTGAGATATCCACCGCTGCGAAAAAGGAAGCCGATGCTGAAGTGAGGGAAGCCAAAAGAGCGGCAGCTGCTAAAAAGCGTGAGGAAGAGAAACGCTATAAAGCAGCGACCAAGGGTGCCAGAATGTTTGGTAACCGGCTTTCAAGTATTGCCTTTGGTGCGCTTGTTTTCAATCTGGTCAGTGCCGGCTTGAGAGAAGTTACAAGGTATTTCGGGAAAGCACTGAAGTCCAATACAGAATTCACACAATCGCTATCACGATTAAAGGGCGCACTGCTGACAGCTTTTCAACCAATCTATGAAATAGTGCTTCCTGCTATTATTTCGCTTATCAATGTGCTGACAATTTTTGCACAGGCAGTGGGACATATTTTTTCAATTCTTGGTGGAAAGTCAGATAGCCAAATGGCCAAAAACGCAGCGGCATTGAATAAGCAGGCAAATGCCATAGGTGGTGTTGGAGGCGCAGCAGAAAAGGCTAAAAGACAGCTTGCAGGATTTGACGAAATCAATAAATTGGAAAGTAACGAACCCAACACTGGTGGCGGGGGTGGTGGAACAGATATTGGTGCGAACTTCACTGATTTCGATACTGAAAAGTACAAGGCAAAAATTGACGAGCTTACTGCATATGTGAGCGCATCGTTGCTTGCACTGGGTGCCATATTGGCGTTCTCTGGCGCAAATATTCCACTTGGCATTGCACTTATGGCATTGGGTGCAGTAGGCTTGGTTACTGAAATTGCAACAAATTGGAGTGCTATCAAGGAATCTCTACAAGGCCCAATGGGGGAGGTCGTAGGGGTTATTAGCACAGCATTCCTTGTGTTGGGAGCAATATTCGCTTTTTCTGGTTCTAACATCCCTCTAGGCATTGCGTTAATGGCGATGGGAGCTACTGCACTTGCTACGGTATCAGTAGTTAACTGGGATGCTCTGAAGACAGCACTACAAGGCCCTGCGGGAGAGATCACCGCATATATCAGCGGTTTGTTACTGGTGATTGGCGCAATCCTTGCTTTCTCAAATGCAAATCTTCCTCTGGGTATTGCTTTGCTAGCAGCCGGGGCAGTAGGCCTAGTCACTACAGCTGCGCTTAATTGGAATTCCATTAAAGAGTTCCTAAAGAATTCAATCGATAAGATTGCTGGAATCCTGGGAATGTCTTTGCTGGTTATAGGTGGAGTGCTGGCTTTTTCGAATGCAAACCTCCCATTAGGCATAGCCTTAATGGCTGCCGGTGCAGTTGGATTGGGAACTGCCGCAGTTTTGAATTGGGACACTATAAGGGAAAAAATGCAAGGTCCTCTGGGAGAGGTCGCTGCAATACTTAGCGGCGTTTTGATTGCGACGGGTGCAATTATCGCGTTTTCTAACGCAAATTTACCTTTAGGAATTGGCCTAATGGCTGCAGGCGCGGTTGGTTTAGGAGCTACTGCTGCAATCAACTGGGATACCATAAAGCAGAAATTGCAAGGTCCTCTTGGCGGCGTTGTCGCAATTGTGAGCGCAGCATTGCTGGCACTTGGTGCTGTCCTAACCTTTACCGGAGCCGCGTTGCCGCTGGGTATCGGTCTTATGGTTGCGGGTGCAGCAGGATTGGGCGCAACAGCAGCGCTTAACTGGGATGGTGTGAAACAAAAGATAACATCTGTACTGGCAGGTATACTGGCGGTAATTTCTGGCGCATCGATTGTCTTGGGTGTTTTACTGTGTTTGTCCGGTGCAGGTATTGGTGTGGGTCTTGCGTTGATATTTGCAGGTATTGCGGGAAGCGTAGCAGCGTGGAACATTGACGATAATCCTATTACCAGATTTGTCAAAAATATTGCGAACGGGATCATTTCTATCGTCAACACCGTAATTGATGCGATAAATGGCATGTTCCACATCAAATTCAATGGTTTAAAAATCGCAGGAAAAGAATTGATACCCGCTTTCGACAGGCAGTTGGTCAATGTTCCTAAGATTCCAGCTCTTGCTCAAGGTGCCGTCCTTCCTGCGAATCAGCCTTTCCTTGCTATGGTGGGTGACCAACGGCACGGTACCAACATCGAAGCGCCACTCTCTACGATTCAGGAAGCGGTAGCACTGGTCATGCAGGATCAGACGGCAGCTATCATGGCAGGTTTCAACGCATCGGTAGAAGTGCAGAGAGAAATCTTGAGCGCTGTACTTGGTATCCAGATCGGTGATGATGTAATCGCATCCGCCTATGAGAGGTATCAATCAAAAATGGCCATTCAGAGAGGAGGATGAGTATGAGACCGTTTTTGAATCGGTTTATGATCAACGGGAAACCTATCCTCGCCCCGGATGAAGAAATAGGCTTTAATTACGAAGATTTAGATTCTTCGGACTCCGGTCGGGATCAAAGCGGAATCATGCACCGAATCGTGGTGCGGTACAAAGTCCCTTCATGGTCATTTTCTTATTCCCACTTGACGGAAGAGGAAAAGCAATATATGGAGAGCCTGTTCCCGGATGAGCCAACATTCCAATTTCTGCACCCAAGCCGAAAGAATGGAGAGGAATACGAAACAACGGA